TGTTTCAGCATCTAAATTATCTGGAATTTGTATTTTTTTCCCACCACCAATATCATATTCAGTCATAATTTATACTACTTTAGTTAAACCTAATAATTCATCTCTTTCACTTTTCTCAGCAACTGTTATTCCTTGTAATTGTTGTATTCTTTCCATTAATGCAGCTTCTCTTATTTTTGCTTCTTCTGCAGTTAATACTCCAGAATCAACTAAATCATTTAAAGACTCATATTGTTTAATAGCAATATTCAATGGCATATTAGCTACTTCTAGTTCAATTTTAGAAATCTGTGCTTCTAATAATCTACCTTGTAAACCTGCTTGTTTTACAGCAGCTCTATCTGCCATAACTCCTCTATATGCATCAGATATACCACTACCTAATTCACCTAAATTTCTAGCTGAAGATATAGCACCACCAAGACCTATTAATAGGTCTGCATTATCAGGAGATGTTGCAAAGTCTTTAAATCTTTGACCTAATCCTTTATCTGCATTTACATCACCAGTAGCTAAATCATCGCCTATTTTATCTTTTGAATCATCATTTTGTGTTTGTACATCTAATGGGTTTACTTCATCACTTCCACCAAATATTGTATTAAGTCCAATTAATCCAGCTATTCCACCACCAATTCTTGTAGGTAGTTTTAAGTCTTTAATAGCTTTACCACCTATTCCTTCTAATGTTTTTGGATTCATTTGTGATACTATGGGAGCAGAAGCAACTTTACCCATTTTTCTTTCACCAATTTTTCTTAGTCCTGATTGATAACCAGATTTTATTGCAGAACCTATTTTAGATGGCAATCCAGTTAATCCTAATCTCGCTGCACCTGCAGCAGTAGTTGTTGGTTCAGGATATAATACTGCAGCAACACTAGCAGCAGTTAAAAGACCACTACCTATAGCTTTTGCAAGATTACCCTTATTAACACTACCATCTTGATTTAAAACTCCAATTTCTTTTAAGTTTTCTCTAGATAATTCTTGTTGTTCTTGCATAGCAACAGGAAGGTTAGATGTTAGTAATCCTTGACTTTGTAAGAATTGATTTTTTAACATTTCTTGTTCAGACATGCCACCTACTTGATAACCAGTTCTACCACCACTAGCCATCATCTGCATAGGAGAAGGCGGAGCCATGTTACCCATATCACCTGATGGGAAAGCTTGTTGTAAATCAGGTGACTGGTTCATAGCTCCTAAACCAGATGGACTGTTAACAAATTCTGCTACTAATTTTTCAGAAACAGATGCTTGTGGCTTAGGTTGTTGTGCTTCATAAGCTTTACGCAAATCTGTTCTACGTTTTATTTCTGTTATAGCAACGAATGGTGGTAAATTTCCTTGACCTTGTGTTGATTGTATTAACTGTTCATCAGGCATATCTTCTGCCATTTGTGATAGTTCTACTAAATTTGCCATTACGATAATCCTTTATATAAACCAAGTCCTTGTAATCCCAAACCTAAACCTGTCTGAAATAATCCTGGTTGTTGTTGATAAGTGCTTACTTGTTGCTGTGGTTGAACAGGCACACCTCTTAATAACCCACCTAAGAAACCTAATTGATCTTGTGTAAATCCTTGTTGTCTTAAAAAGTCTTGATAACCCATATCTAAAGAAGCCTGTAACATACCTCTTTGTTGTGAGCCAATGCCTTGCAATGCTCCAATTCTTTGTCTTACATCATCTTGTATATCACGACCAACACCTCTTAAAGCATCTATAGATTCTAAGCCATATCTTTGTGTCATACCATATGCACTTTGAGCAAATTTTTCTTCTGCTTGTCTTGCTGCTTCATTTTGTTGATCAGCAGTCAAACCTAATTTAGCTGCTGCTTGTCTAGCTTTTTCACCTGCATCATAAGCTCTTTGTCTAAATGCTTCTTCTGCTTGTCTTGATTTTTCACTAAGACCGAATTGTTGTAATCCAAATTGTGCTCCTCTTAATTCAGCAGCTCTTTCTCTTTCAAGTTGTTGTTGTGCTGATAGAAAAGCAGCTTGACTTCCTCTTGCTTGTATATCATCTAATTGTTGTCCAAGATTTCTTTCTCTTTCTGCCTGCATTATAGCTTCACGATAACCACCTAAACCACCTGATCTAATGGCTGCATCTGCAGTTTTGTCACCTAACATTTCTGATTGTCTTATAGCTTCTCTTTTTTGTATATCTACAACATTTTGTTGATATGGGGACATAAACCTTTGTAGATTTTCTTCATAACTTAAAGGCACATATTGTTCACCAACATTACCAGCTCCGTACATTGATGTTATATCTCTAGGATCATATGAAGATTGTGTAGTCATTGCATCATATCCAGAACCATATGGTCCACCTAACATAGCTGCTCTTTGTGAAGCTACATCAAACTCAAAAGGTGATCCTGATTGTGCATAACCTCTAGTCATAGCCTGTGATGTCAACTCATCTGGTGAAAAATAAGCTATTCTTTCGCCACCATAAGTCGTATATGGCTGATTAGATTCAGCCTCACCTCTTTTAAGAAGTCTCTCAAAATAAGGTTGAACGTATTCTGGTAAATCAGTCTGAGTTACCCTTGTTTCTGTCGGTGCTGCTGGTGCACTACTTCTACTTCTACCACCCATTATTTACTATCCTCAAATTCATATTCAAAAAATATTGATGTTTTCTGCCAATTATCTTTTGATTTTATCCAATTCCAAAAACCTTCTCTGCCAACACCTTCTACGCCATCACAGTCATTAGCTTTTGCCCATTTATATATAACTTCTAGACCTCTATCTGCCCATTCATTCATTTTTTTACCAGCTACATGATCAATATTTAACATTCTTTTACCAGTAGGATATTGACTTATTTTAGTAATAGCACAACCTGTAATATTTAAAGTTTCTGTATCAAATATAATCCATAAAGAACAAACATTTTTTATGCAATCATAAAATATATCTTTAGTAGTTGCTCTACCATTAGAACGATTACAAGATTTTTGTAAAAACTTTTCACAATCATCCCATACCAAAGTAATTCTATCGCTTGGCATTAATGATATATCAAATTCTTCTTTTATTTTTTCTGCTACTTCATTCATACTGGTAATACTTTATTTGGATTTATCCGATCTGCTTGTTTAGTTGTGCCAGTCTTTTCTGTTCTAACTCTATCTAACATAGCATCTAATTGTTTAGAGCCAGCATCAGAGCTGCCATCTCCTAACATAGATACAACATCCGCAGGAATAATATACTCATCTTGAGATACAGCAGCAGCAGTTCTATCTGCTCCTATTGACATAGGTAAATCATCAGCCATGCCACTATTGCCATTACCTCTAATTAATCCCTCAGTTTGTACATTTAGATTACCTGCAGCTTGTCTTAGTATTTGATCTCTCAACATCATAAATTGTTCTTGTCCATATTTAACAATAAACTCATTTACAATGTCGCTATTATCAGTTTCTCCTAAAATAAACTGTATAGTTTCTTGTACAATAGGGTCTTGCATCATATCTGTTGGACCACCTGCATCAAATTTATCAGTTTTAGCTGCAATCTTTTCTACACCTTCTCTACCTTTTGGTCCAGAATCATACATAGCTTTTAGTCCTTCAGGTAACTTATCTACTTCTACGTTAGTATCTCCACCTTCTGCTTTCATATTTCTCATACTCGGTAAAACTGAAGGAATATTTATCTTTCTCTTTGTAGCAGTGACTGTTATAGGTTTAACTTTATAAGACATAAATTGATTAGTATATTCATTTTTAAGTTGATATATTTCAGCGTCCATTTCTTTTATTCCTTGCATCCTAGCTGCTGCTTGTTCTTCAAACCCCTCTTTTAAAGCACTATGATATTCCTTAAATTGATTAGCTATTTCTTTTTCAAGTAGATATATTTTTTTATCATAATCTTCGGGAGTGCCTGGTATAGGATTCCTTTGAACCACTCCAGACATATTTAAGTCTGCATCACTTGCTCCTGAATATATTTTTTTTATTCTTTCATAAGAGTTTGGTCCAACAGGATATGGTTGGTGCCCTACGTCCATCATAGGTGGTTCTACATTAGTACTCTTTCCTTCTGCCATTGGAGCACTAAACATAGGAGTATTAGTCATAGGTCTAATACCAAATGGTTGCATTGGTGTATTAGCTGGTGCTGCTGGTGTAGGTGGTATAGGTGGTGTAAATACAGGTCCTCTTTCATTAAATGTAGGACTGCCACCTGCAAATACTCTATCATCATTAAAACCACCACTTGGTCCACCTATTGACATTGGAGGTGTTGGTTTAGTTACAGGCATTTCTACAGGTATAGTTACATCTGCTGCACCTTCAATAGGCACAGTAATAGTTTCTGGAGATTGATCGTATATAGTTCCACCCTCTGGTAAAGGTTTAGCAAAATCTATTGGATTAGGTCTAGGCATACTTGGTGGTTTACCACCAAATATATCTTCATCTCCTGGTCCAGTTATTGGTAACTCACTCGGATTAGGTAAATTAGGTGTAGGCATAGGATCAGGTGCTGGTCCACCAATAACAGGATTTACAAATTCATTGTTAATATTAATTGGCATGGGATTAAAAGTCTCACCTTTTGGTGATGGTGCTGGTCCACCAACATTTGGTGGTGGTGTTGGTCCCACTCCTGGTCCACCTATTGATGGTGGAGCAGGTGGTCTTACTGGTCGTTCAAATATTGGGAATGGCATAGGCTGTTGTACAAATCTAGCATATGGATTTAACATTTGTTGCATTTGTGGAGTTCCATAAAATGTTTGATAAGTTGGAGATTGCATAAATGGATTACCATATCCTGCAAACATAGGTGGTCTACCAAATCTAGGTCCTCTTTCATCAAAAGTAGGACTACCACCTGGATACATAATATCTTCACTTCTTCTTGGTATTCTTCTTTGTCCAACTAAACCACCAAATCCACCTCTCCTAGATGGTAAAGAAGAATTAAAACTTTGAGTTTGACGAGTTTGACCAAAACCTAAGTCAGTTGCAGTTGGATTTATATTTTGAAAATATGCAAACTCAGGCTCAAAACCTGGCATAAAACCTCTAGGTATAATTGTTGGTGCTCTACGAGCAGGTAAATTATATACACCTGTTAAGTTTGGAACAGGATTATAAGGATTAAATCCTACATTAATATTACGACCTCTTTGAAAACCTACTTTACCACCATCAGCCATAGGTATTTGTTCAGGATATCTTTCATACATTAATCTTTTTCTTTCTGCTTCATCAATATCCAGTTGAGCTAACATTCTTTCAAATTCTTCTTGTGATTGCATAACACTTGCTGTACCTGCTGCTGTTGATGCTAACATACCAGTAGGAGTCATTGCAGCACTTCCTAGTGCTTTAACTCCCTCATCAAGTCCACCACTAAATATATTTTGTAATGATTCTACTGGTCCTGTAGTTGGAGCTGGTGGTACTGGAGTACCTGGCTGTACTGGTCCAACAAATCCTGGATTAGCTACATCACTTAAGGCTTTTCCACCTAATCCTGCTGTAAGACCAGATAGTAATGCTTTACTACCAGAGCCACCTGTTTGTGCATAAGTAGCTAAACCTGCTCCTATTCCTGACATAGCTGCTGCTGATAAACCAGTAATACCCATTGCACCAAAAATTGAAGGTGCCAATAAACTTCCTAACATAGGTGCTAAAAAAGGTAGGAAAGCTTCAGGCTGTCCAGTCTCTGGATTTATTGTTAATGGCATAGCAGATGCTAACCCTTTAACTTCTGCAGGATTAACATGAAGTAACATAGAATCGCCAAAACGACCTTGTGCTGCTACGTTCTTAGTTTGTTGTTTTATATCCATCTATCTATCTTCCTCTTTGGTTTCACAGCCAAACATATTAAAACTCATGTCAACTGCACTTGTATAAACTTTTACTACATCTGTTTGATTTAAGGTTATGCCTAAAACAATAGCAAAAGAATCATTTGCTGCTACTGATTTATCATAAAAAAGAAACTGCTTATCATCAGCAGTTGCACCAGCAACATGAACACTTAATCTAAATGTTATTGCTGATCCTGTTCTATTTGCTGCAACTATTGAACTTACTGTCGTTTGTGTCATATCAGGACAGGTGTAAAGCGTAGTAGTTGTAGTTGCTGCTGGGTCTACTTGACCTAAAACTTTTAAATTATCAGCCATGTTTCATTCCCATTAATAAAAATTGTTGTCTCTTTACAGCTTTGCTTGATACAACATCTTGCAATCTACTTAATCTACTAACTTCAGTAGCTAAATCTTGTATAGCTTGTTCTGTAATTCTTCTTGATACTGTTTCTTCTGTAGCATCATATTCTTGTCTAGGTATTGGTAATACTATATTTTTAGGATGTGCCATTATCTTTTACCATCTGGTCTTATATCTAATCTTACATCACCTAATCGCCAACCATAGTCATTTGATGAATTAGATACTCTTATTGCACATTGTCTACTTCTAGCTCTAGTATTAGTAAATGTAGAAGCTGGAGTAACTGAAACAGTAGATAATGTTGATAAACTTTCTAATGGATAATCTCTACCTTTAATTATTATATCTACACTATCAGATGTAGATTGTTGATCTCTAAACTGTATATCAGGTATTATTTTATTTACAGATATAAACTTTTCTCCATCTGGGTCTAAATCAAAATCACTTGATTCTATAAATGCAGTAAAATTAGCACCATCATCACCATGACCTATCTCATGTCTAAAAATATAGTTATTATTATCTGTACTACTATTTTTACTTGCAGCTATGGGATTAGTTAATATTAATGCTTGATCCCAAGCTGTTCTTACAAAATTATCTGCAGTAGTTCCTATAGACCATACTTGTTCTAAATAATTATATAAAACATATCTATCTATTTCTGAACTATCTTTTGAAGGGTAAAACCACATAATCTCATTAGCACTATCATTTACAGCACCAAATATTTTAAATGCTTGTCCTTGATTAAGATCACTTAAAACATAATCTAAAACTGTGCATGGCAATCTTTGTGCAGAACCTGAGTAGACATAAAATCCACCATTATCCATAAAATAAACACTATTGTTTGCACTAACTGCTGCATTTGGAGATATTAAAGAAGGACCTTGTGCAACTTCGTTAAAAGAAAAAACAAATGGTGCTCCTACAAATCTCATAGAAATAATACCTGCATCTGTCCAAATAAGTATTTCTTGCCTTGTTTGTAAAGCTCCTATAATTGTAGAGCCCATTGATAATTGCACACCACCAGCTTGATTTGTTGCAGTTGGTGTCCAATCAGTAATACTTTCTGTATCTGAAAATCTTACTAATAAAGGGTCTAAAGTTGATGATCCTACAGGATTACAACCAAAAGTAATTACATGACGATCTACATCAGAAACCATTGTTTGTAATGCTATCGTAGGAACATCACTAGCTCCAGCTTTTGTTGTTACATTTACTGCTCTAGTGCCAGTTCCTGATGATTCATCCCAATAAAAAAGACCACCAGCTCTTGGATTTAA